CGGGCGTGGTGGTCAAGGTGGCCCATCGGCTGATGAAATCGCAGCTTCACGCATGGGCGGCTCTGGTCGTGGTGGTCAAGGTGGCCCGTCGGCTGAAGAACTGAGTAACGCTAAATACAACATCCGCCCATCCCAAGAGGATCAGCAATCAGCTATTGATGCTGTTACAGGCGCATATGGTGGTGGCCCCAACATTAAAGCTGTGGCTGCAATGGCTAAGAATGCAGCTAACCGTGGCACAGGCCAAGGACTGCGGACTATTACGCAGGAAGCTCTACCGTATTCGGGCACTAAACAAATCGCCAATAACCCAACCCGTCAGCTTACTGGCCCATCTAAAGCTGATTTGGTAGCTCGTGACCGCGCTGCCCGTGCCGCTGCACGTGAAGAAGGTATGGCAGCTGAGAATGCCAAGCGTTATGGCTTAGACCCCAGCGCCCCCGGCTATGAAGGCGCTGCTAACGCTGTACGTAAAAACCTTGGAGAAGATAATTTTTCTTTGGGTATGAAGCGTGGCGGTAAAACTAAAGCTTTTGCATCAGGCGGTTCAGTTAAGTCTTCAGCATCTAGCCGTGGTGACGGTATCGCAAGTCGCGGTAAAACCCGTGGCAGAATTTATTAAGGAGTCATCATGGCTAAAGACAAAGAAATTGAAGACAAAACACCTAAAGATGTAGCTGACGAAAAAGCACGCAAAAAGGCTACTAAGGCATACGACGAAGCCATGCCTGAACCAGATACTACGTTTAGCAATCTTGGTCGTAAAGCTGCGGGTGCTGCAATGGCAATCCCCGGTGCACTTACCGCTGGGGCTTTGTTAGGGCCACAACCCGGTAGCCCCGGGTTTATTGACTCCGCTAAGTTTGGCGCTAAGACCATGTATCACGGTTTGGCAGGCAATAAAAAAGAAGATGAAGAAGCTACTAAAGAATATTTAGATGCTGCTAAACGAGCGCAAAGCGTAAAGACAAAACGTGATGAAGGTGAAAGCACGAACGCTATGGGCGACAAATACGCTCGTGGCGGTATGACTGCTTCTAGCCGCGCCGACGGCATTGCTCAACGTGGTAAGACCCGTGGCACTGTTGTTATGTGCGGCGGTGGGATGTACAAAAAATGATAGCGAGCCGTGGCATGGGGGCCATCTCCCCATCAAAAATGCCAAAGGGTAGAAAAACCGCCCGTCGGGATGACACCGACTTCATGCAATATGCTGAAGGCGGGCACGTAAACGCTGCTGGCAATTACACCAAACCCAGTCTTCGCAAGAGGATTGTGTCGCAGGTAAAAGCCGCAGCAACGCAGGGCACTGGCGCAGGTCAGTGGTCGGCACGTAAGGCGCAGCTTGTAGCCAAGAAGTACAAGGCTGCTGGTGGGGGGTACAGAGATTGAAAGCACCGCAGCAATCGCTCAAGAATTGGGGTGACCAAAAATGGCGCACTAAATCTGGCAAACCGTCTAGCAAAACGGGGGAGCGGTATCTGCCCGAGGCGGCTATTAAATCTTTGTCTCCAGCGGAGTATGCAGCTACAACCCGTGCAAAGCGTGCGGGTAAGGCAGCAGGTAAACAGTTTGTTGCCCAACCCAAGGGCATAGCAAAGAAAACAGCGGGGTTTCGATAATGGCAAGCAAATTTCCTGATCTTACTGGTGACGGTAAAGTTACCCAAGCCGACATTCTTAAAGGCCGTGGTGTTGAAGCTATGAAAAAAGGCGGCACTACCAAGAATTGGATTCAAGGCGCTATCAAAAAGCCCGGCGCATTGCATAAGCAGCTAGGCGTCCCGCAAGGGCAAAAGATTCCCGCTAAAAAACTTGCAAAAGCAGCGGCGGCTCCGGGTAAACTTGGACAACGCGCACGTTTGGCGCAGACCCTAAAAGGCATGAAGTAATATGGCTGTCTCTGGAGTCGCCGCATTTAACCTTGACCTCACTGAGATCGTCGAGGAAGCGTTTGAACGCGCTGGCGGTGAGATGCGCACGGGCTATGACCTGCGTACGGCTCGCAGATCACTCAACTTGCTGTTTGCTGATTGGGCAAACCGTGGCGTCAATATGTGGACGTTTGACCAAGGCACTATTAATTTAGTGCCGGGACAGAATACTTACCCACTACCTACCGATACAGTAGATCTGCTAGAACACGTTATACGTACTGGAGCAGGCAATGCTTCCACGCAAGCTGACTTAACAATCACACGTATTAGTGTGTCCACCTACGCCACTATCCCTAACAAACTACAGCAAGCCCGACCAATTCAGGTCTGGATTCAGCGTTTAGACGGGCAGACTTCGTCCGTGGGAACCACAATTAGCGCAACAATTAATTCAACAGACACCACTATTGCAGTCACTTCTGCCGTAGGACTACCTGCTACCGGGTTTGTACTGATTGAGTCGGAAACCGTTGGGTATGGGTACATATCAGGGAATACCCTATATAACTGTACTCGGGGCCAAAACAACACAACTGCTGCGGCCCACACCTCCGGGGCCACTGTGTACGTACAAAACCTGCCAGCCATTACGGTTTGGCCTACACCAGATAACTCCCAGACCTATCAGTTTGTCTATTGGCGGCTACGTCGCATTGATGATGCTGGCTCTGGGGTAAACACTATGGACGTACCGTTCCGCTTTTTACCCTGCATGGTTGCAGGTCTGGCGTATTACTTAGCATTAAAGATTGCAAATGGAACTCAGCGGCTTGAAGTGCTCAAAGCGCAATACGACGAGGCTTGGGATTTAGCGTCTTCTGAAGACCGCGAGAAAGCAGCTATCCGGTTTGTTCCTCGACAAATGTTCTTGGGGAGCGGTACCTAGATGGGCAATAGGTTTGCTTCTGGTAAAAATAGTATCGCTATGTGCGATAGGTGTGGCTTTCAGTTTAAACTTACTGCATTACGTCAAGAAGTAATTAAGACCAAAACATACAACTTGTTGGTATGCGACGAGTGCTGGGACCCCGACCAGCCTCAACTGTTGTTGGGTATGTATCCAGTGGACGATCCGCAAGCTGTACGCAACCCACGTAGGGATACTACCTACGTAACGGCAGGTGTTAATAGTGCTGGGAACCTTACAGGTGGTTCACGGGATGTGCAGTGGGGTTGGGCACCGGTAGGTGGAGCTAGTGGAATTGATGCGTCACTAACTCCAAATTACTTGGTAGGAACGACAAGTGTTGGTACAGTATCGGTAACGGTTTCATAGGAGCATATGATGGAAAATGGTAAATCTGATCTGGCGCAAGACAAAGCCATGATTAAAAAAGCGTTTAAGCAGCACGATGCGCAAGAGCATAAAGGCGGCAAAGGCACAATGTTAAAACTCAAAAAAGGTGGTCCGACTACGGATGACCGTATGCGTATGGGCCGTAACATGTCCCGCGCCAACAACCAAAAAACGGGGTAACACTATGGCTACTTACAGCAAAAAGATGATGGGCAAAGAAGTCGGCAATGCTGATATTTATGCCCAACCCCACACTATGACGGGTAAAAATGTCACCGTATCTGATAACCCCGGAAAAGATTCTGACATTAGCAGCATGACTACCATGCGCATGAGTTTGGGCAACATCAATAACGGTGACAACACCGTCAAAACCAGCGGCATCAAAATCCGTGGTACTGGTTGCGCAACTAAAGGCGTAATGGCACGAGGCCCGATGGCATGAACTACGCTGCGCTTGTAGTTGCAATTTCCGATTACACGGAGAACACCTTTCAAACGGTGGATGTAAACCTGTTCATTACACAGGCAGAGCAGCGCATCTACAACTCGGTACAGTTTCCATCATTGCGTAAAAACGTGACAGGTACGTTGACTGCTAGCAATAAATACTTGGCCTGTCCAGACGATTTTTTATCACCATATTCACTGGCTATTTTTTCTGTAGGTGGCGGGGACTATACGTACTTGTTGAATAAAGACGTAAACTTTATGCGTGAAGCATATCCCAACCCGACTTCCACCGGAAAACCCAAATATTATGCTTTGTTTGGGCCAGCAGTTTCTGGCAGTACCATTAGCAATGAGTTGACATTTATCCTTGGCCCTACGCCGGACACAACCTACTCTGCTGAGCTGCACTATTACTACTACCCTGAGTCCATCACTACCGCTTCTAGCGGGCAAACTTGGTTGGGTGACAACTTTGATTCCGTACTGCTGTACGGTTCTTTGGTCGAGGCTTACACCTATATGAAGGGTGAGCAGGACATGATGGCGCTGTACAACCAAAAGTACATGGAAGCCCTTGCACTGGCCAAACGTCTGGGTGATGGTCTGGAGCGTCAGGACGCGTACCGTAGCGGTCAATTTAGACAGGCGGTTACATGAGCATAGTCCAAACTCAGACCACCAGCTTCAAAAAGGAGTTGTACCAAGGCATCCACGACCTGTCTACGGACACGATCTACATCGCCTTGTATACGGCTGCCGCTGATTTGAACGCCGCGACTACAGCGTATTCGGTTTCTACAGTTGGACAGGTGTCAGCTACAGGTTACACGGCTGGTGGGCAAATCATGACTGGGGTTGCCATCAATACGGACGGCTACACAGCCTACGTCAACTGGGCCAACGTGTCTTGGACGGCAGCTTTAACGGCCCGATGCGCACTGATTTACAACGTGACCAAGGCAAACCGATCTATTGCTGTGCTGGACTTTGGATCGGACAAAACGTCAACCACCACGTTTACAATCACGATGCCTTCCAATACCTCAACCACTGCACTTATTAGGAGTTCAAATTGATTGTTACGACCACCAAAGGCGACATGGACGATTCTTTGCTTGAAAAGAAAGAGGGTTCCTTGGATAATGACATTGAATACACGACATGGACAGAGTACTGGCTGGATGGTGAGCTTGTTCACCGATCGGTGCACGTGTCTTTAAAAACTTCCCCCGCGCTGTTTGCAGAAGCAGCATCTTTTGCATAAGGAAATATCATGGCTAATACCCAATCAATGTGTACTTCGTTCATGGGGCAGTTGCTCAATGGCGGGCACCAATTTGGCTCCATCACACTTGTTTCGCGTACAAGTTTGACCGCACCTACAACCGATACGTTTAAAGCTGCACTGTATTTGGCATCTGCCACTATCAATGCCGGTACTACTGCTTACTCTTCAACCGGCGAGGTAACAGGTACAGGTTATACAGCAGGCGGTATTACGGTGACAAATGCCAACGCTGTTACTGCAACAAACTCGTCGTCTACGGCTGGCGTAGCGTATTGGACACCTTCAGCGTCACTTGTGTACACAACGGTGACCCTGACTACCGCGTTTGATACTGTGTTGATCTATAACTCGACGCAGAACAATACCGCTGTCAGTGTGCATACTTTTGGTTCACAGACTGTGACCGCCGGTACGTTTACGTTGACAATGCCTACTAACAGTACAACTCTTGCGCTGCTTCGTTTAGCAACAACGTAATACCCTGATGTAAGGTTGGTATGGCAACCGCATGGGGCGCGAGTACTTGGGGCAGTAATACTTGGGGCGGTCAACAAGCCGCCCTGACGGGTAATGCTGCCTCGGGGAATGTAGGAACTACTACCCCAAACGTAACGGTTGCTTTATCAGGAGTCGGTGCTACAGGTAATGTTGGTACGGTAACGTCGGCTGGTAGATCATTTGCGCTGACTGGAATTGCAGCAGCCGGTAATGTAGGAACAGCAACACCAAACTTGTCTTTGGCGTTAACTGGAGTTGAAGCTTCTGGGGCAGTTGGAACTCTTATTGCAACAACGGGGAAGTTTGCTAGTATTACCGGGGTTCAAGCAGCAGGGGCAGTTGGTACAGTATCAGTAGCAGACCGACAGATTGCGTTGACAGGGGTTGGGGCTACAGGCTTTGTAGGTACAGTTGTAGATACAATTTCTCCAGCAGAAACTGGGGTTGTAGCAGCGGGCAATGTAGGTACAGTAACTTCAAGCCGCACAGTCGCTCTTACTGGGGTTTCAGCTTCAGGTGCAGTTGGTACAGTTACTGGCGCTGTGACTTACGGGGCTACGCTTAGCGGGGTAGCGGCTTCAGGACTGGTTGGCACGGCAACTCCTAACGTCACGGTTGCTTTGACTGGAGTTGCGGCGGCGGGAAATGTCGGTGCTGTGTCAGTAGCTGAAAGGTTTTTTGCTTTGACAGGCGTGTCAAGCACAGGGAACGTAGGGTCAGTCGGGGTAGGGGCTAGGTCTTTTGCCCTAACTGGAAACTATGCAGCGGCAGACGTAGGGGTTGTAGTTGCGGTATATTGGAAACTAATTGATGACAGCCAGACTCCAAACTGGCAAAATATTACTAACACAGAGACCCCAAATTGGGCTCTTGTTTCAACGGCTTAGGAGCTTTAAATGACAATCGTATACAACGCTACTAATCTATCATTAGCCCAACCAGTAACCGGCACGGAATCCGGCGTATGGGGTGGCGATGTAAACAACGGCCTCACAGCTTACGTTGATATAGCTATTTCCGGCACGTTAACGCTGACTGGGGATGGGGCGGTTACGTTGGCTAACACCAACGGCGATAACACAGCTACCAATATCGGTTCCACTACCGCCCAGTACGCCATGATTAGGGTGACAGGCACGCTGACTACTACAAAGGTAATAACCGCTCCTTCGTATAGCAAAATTTACATCGTAACCAACGCCGCTACTGGTGGCTCTGTAACCATCAAGGCATCCGGACAAACGGGCGTATCCGTGGCAGTAGGCGAAACAGCTACTGTATATTTCAACGGCACAGACTATGTTAAAAGCGCAACTACTACTTACGGCACAGGTACAGTAACGGCTGTTAGCGTAGCTTCTGCCAATGGGTTTGCGGGTTCAAGTTCTGGAGGAGCCACCCCCGCGCTGACACTATCGACCTCAATTACTGGTGTCTTAAAAGGCAATGGAACGGCAATCAGCGCAGCCACATCTGGTACTGACTACGCCCCTGCAACAAGCGGATCTTCAATTCTATACGGCAATGGTTCAGGCGGTTTTAGCAATGTCACCGTTGGCTCTGGCCTTAGTTTTTCCACAGGAACTTTATCATCCACTGGAAGCGGCGGTACTGTAACAAGCGTAAGTTTTACTGGTGGAATAATCAGTGTAGCTACAGCTACCACAACACCTGCATTTACCGTAGCTGGCACATCCGGTGGCATCCCATATTTTTCCAGTGCAAGCACTTGGGCCACTTCGGCTGCATTGGCTTCAAATGCTTTGGTTGTTGGCGGCGGCGCAGGTGCTGCACCATCCACAATCACAACCGGAACTGGGGTAGTCACGGCACTTGGCGTAAATACAGGATCAGCAGGCGCATTTGTTGTTAACGGCGGTGCATTAGGCACCCCATCTAGCGGCACAGTAACCAATCTGACCGGTACAGCGTCAATCAATATTAACGGCACAGTTGGCGCTACAACGGCTACCACCGGCACATTTACCAATGTACAAATAACTTCCCTTGGCGTAGGCACTGCGGCTTCCGGAACTTCGGGCGAAATCCGCGCCACTAACAATATCACGGCCTACTACTCTGATGACCGCCTTAAAACCCGGTTGGGTAGCATTGAAGGCGCTTTGGACAAAGTGCGAACACTGGACGCTTTTTACTACGAGGCCAATCAAACAGCTCAAGACCTTGGCTATGATGCTGTGCGAGAGGTCGGTATTTCTGCGCAGCAAGTGCAGTCCATACTGCCTGAAGTTGTGGCCCCAGCCCCAATTGACGATAAGTACCTGACTGTGCGCTATGAGCGCCTTGTGCCGCTGTTGATTGCAGCGATCAAAGAATTGGAAGCAAAGGTTAAAGTGTTGGAGGCAAAATAATGGCTATTCCAAGTTCCGGGCCAGTAAGTTTTTCAGACATCCAAACCGAGTTCGGTGGGTCTAACCCCATCGGAATTAACGAGTACTATGCTGGCGGCGCTTATGTTCCCGCTGGTACGTCCGGCACTTATGGCGCTGTTCCAAGCAGTGGCGCTATTTCGGTGCAGAATTTTTATGGAACAACGGCTTTGTCTGCGCCTGTTAATACTGTCGCCCCTGCGGTAACGGGGACTGCTACTGTTGGTCAAACGCTATCTAGTACAACAGGTACTTGGACAAACACCCCAACAAGCTACTCATACCAATGGTATAGAAGCCCAAGCACATCTATTGGCGGAGCAACATCAAGTACCTACACATTGGTAGACGCAGATAGCGGAAGCACGATTTACTGCAAAGTCACTGCTACAAATGCAGCAGGCAGCACAGCAGCTAATTCCAACACCACTTCGACTGTGGCAGCAACTGTACCCAGCGCTCCAACTATTGGAACCGCAACTGCTGGGGCGGGTAGTGCTACGGTTACTTACACAGCGTCATCAAGCAACGGTGGGGCGACAATCACTTCCTACACAGCAATATCCACACCCGATAATATTACTGGAACTTTGGCAACGTCTGGTTCCGGGACTATCACTGTCTCCGGGCTTACCGCTGGGACAGCGTACACATTTAAGGTATATGCAACTAACTCCGCTGGAAATAGTTCACAAAGCGCTGCAAGTAACAGCGTTACTCCATCGGTGGCTCCAAGTTCTCAGCTTTATAATATTCCGGGGACTTATACATTTAATGCCCCAGCCGGTGTGACTAGCGTTTCAGTACTTGTTATTGGTGCTGGTGGCCGTGGCGGTAATTATAGTTATTACATTTGTTGCTTCTGTTGTACGCCTGTAGCTATCTATTATGGCGGTTCAGGAGGTGGCGGCGGCGGAGTTACCTATAAAAATAACGTATCTATTTCCGGCTCTGCTAATGTTAGGGTTTCTAACCAATGTACTTGTAGTTCATATTACTCAGGTACTTCTACCATAATAGCAAACAGGGGTTGTCGTGGATGTCAGGGAGCTGCGGGGGGCACTACTTCTGGTGGAACTATTGCCTCAAATGGCGGGGGTGGTGGTAATGGGGTTTGTTGTGTGTCTTATATTAATCTTGCGGGCGGCGGCGGAGGCGGTGCAGGAGGGTATGTCAACGCCACTGTTGGGGGTTCGGGTGGCTCCGGTAATGGGGGTGGTGGTTTTGCCGGTACTGCGGGCAGTGGTAGTGGTGCGGGCGGTGCATCAGGCTCTACCTATGGTAGCGCTCATGGTGGTGGCGGCGGCGGTGGCTTAGGCGTTTACGGTAAAGGGACAAACGGCGTTGGGGGGGCTGCGCCCAACGGCGGCGGCGGTGGTGGCTCATGTGGTGTTGCGGGTGGCCCCGGTACTGCTGGCAGCTATGGCGGGGGCGGTGGTTGCTTCGGCGGTGGCGGTGCCGGTGGTTCAAAATTTGCCGCAGGTGGCCCCGGCGCATTCGGCGCTGTACGTATTATTTGGCCCGGTAGTACTCGTTCATTTCCATCAACTTGTGCAGGTTTGCCATGAAGTTATATATTAAAGTTGAAAACGGACAACCCGTTAATCATCCTTCTTTAGAAGAAAATTT